CCGACTTGGCGATATCCAGCCCGATGATGGTAACCTCGCCCATGGGCGCCTCCCTCGAGTGAGCTAAACACACCTCACTCTGGCACGTAGATGCCGTCGGGGGGCGTCCACCCCATCACCTTAGCAGCTGGTAGTTACGCCCGCTGTTAGCTGGACAGTTTGATCGAGTCTGCGATCAGCTTGTCTAAAAGAAGATCATCGTCTGGTCCGTGTCGCTCTATGGTGAGGCCATCCGGGCCGATCCCCTTAACGCGGTACATGCCCGCCGTGACCTCAGTCACGGTGAACGACCAACCTTCGGGCGGCTTTTGCGACACGGTTCGTTGCGGCAGGGTCATTCAAGAAGGTTGTCAGATCGAAGGTCCTACATCCACCCCTTGCGGAATTTGGCGCCGCCGGCTCTGTGAGCTTCAGGCGCGACGTGCAGAGTACGAGCCATGCCCAAGTACAAGGTTGAATGGCACATCGGTGGCCGGAAGGTCCGACTTGGCACCTTGACCTTTAACGATGACGAGGCAGCCATTTCGGAAGTGGCCGAGATCTGCCGTCGCGAAGGGCTTGGCGCGACGATCACACGACCTGATCGCAAACTCACCGTAGTGACTATCGCCGGGCCGGAGTTCTGCTGACCATCATATGCGGATGAGGCGCGTCAACGCCTACAACGGTTCGGCGTGATACCGTTTGATCGGATCGAGCTTCGGCCCAAAGTCCGGTAACCACCCATGTCTGAGCTTCGCAAGGTCAGCTTCGCTGGCATACTGGTGTCACTGATACAAACGACTGGCGCGAGCGAATGGCGATAGAGAAGGTCAGCAAGGTCGTCGCTACAGGCTTCTGGCTTTACGACGGCATTGTTAGGCACAACATCTGCATCGTCGCGAGCAACTACGACAGGCCGTATGAAGCGGCGTTGAAGATATGGGAAGACGAGGGGCCAGCCGATTATGCGGACGAGCCTCCTCAGGGGCCGAAGCCATTGGGTCCATCGGGCTGGATGTTTGAGGTTCAGCCTCATTGGTTCGAAACATTCAACAGCCTGGAAGATGCGCGGGTCTGGGCTGATGCTCAGCCTTGGGGGCCTGTCACCTGGGAGCCTTAGTTCCGCTATCCCCCTTCTGAGAAGTTCGCGAAGTCCGCTTGCTGGCGCCAGAGACGTCAGTTAGCCGGCATCCCTCATGGCTTGGGCGCGCCGGCGCAACTCGGCGGCAACGGCCAGCGCCACGGCAGGACCGCCGATGTAGTTTTCAGGTCGCCGCTCAGCCTCTGCGGCCAAGCGCTCGAAGTCCGCGGGCGTAGCGGGCTCGTACTCTTCCAGGATCTCGGCGACGTCAAACTCGACGGCCTGGCTTAGGTTCGGAGCATCGTCATTGTGTGGACCGGGCATGGCTCCAGACTAGCCGCGGTCGCGGGCCTCGCCTAGGTTCATGCCATGACCGACCAGCCCGACGCCGCTTTCTTCATCCTCGACCATGATCCGTCGCTCTGGTCGCTGCCCTGGGTCGCACGCGCCGATGTGGCGCCGGCGGAAGGCGGCCCTGAAGACGAAAAGCTGGTGCGGCTGTGGTTCCGGCGCGAGGTCAACCCGGCGACGGTTTCGTCAGTCGCGCCGACCGTCCCCGACCGCCCGCACGATCTTGAAGCCTACAACGAGGGGCACGCCCCTCCGACCGTGTTCTGGCACGTTCATCCGCGCCTTGAAGCGTATGAGGTCGAGTTTGACGACGATGACGGGGCCAATTGGTGGGCTCGGCTCTGGCTGAAGCAGAGCTAAGCCGTGTGCAACCTCTATAGCCTGGAGACTGGCGACCTTTTCAGGACGTGGGAAAGGGTGTTGCGGTTGCCTGTCGTCTGGGACGGTAAGGCCTCGAACTTCGAGCCACGGCCTGAGATCCGGATGACCGAGGAGGCTCCGATCGTGCGTCACGTCGGAGAACAGGCCGTTGTCTCCATGACCAAGTGGGCCTGGGCGGGCCCGCGCGGCGCCCCGGTGTTCAATTTCCGGTCCGATGGCCGCGACTTCAGCGACAGCGACCGCGTCCTAATCCCAGCCGACGCCTTCTATGAGTTCACGGACGCCCTGCCCGGCCAGAAGCGCAAGACCCGCTGGAAATTCACGATGCCCCAAAGCCCGCTGTTCTGGGTGGCTGGGATCGTGAAGAATGGGGCGTGGACTATGCTGACGACCGAGCCGGGGCCGGACGTGGCCCCCTACCACGACCGCCAGATTGTTCTCCTTGCTGCCGAGCACGGCCGAGACTGGCTGGACCTGACCCGGCCGCAGGAGGAGATGTTGCGGGCGCTGCCGGCAGGCACGCTCGCAGTCGAACGCGATTTCCCGCCGCCGGATCTGTTCGGCTAGGCCTTCGGCTCCAGGTCGAAGTACGGCGCGCCTGTCTCACCAGCATCGGCTCGGTTCAACACCTTGTTCTCCCGCCCACGTGCGACGAGCGTCTGGATTCCCCGATAGCGGATCCCGTGAAGGATGTTCGTGCACGAGAAGGGCAGCCCGCGCGGCGACAGGCGATAATAGGTGTCGCTGTCGAGGCTGATCACGCCGGGCAGGTAGCTCTCGTCGCTCTTCTCGGCCGCTTCCTTGGCCATGAAGTCGAGGAGATGATCAATTTCGTCGAGGGTCATCCAGATCGCGTAGGACGATTCCGCCGTGGCCTGTCCGCGGATCGGCCGTCATCCACACCTACTTTGCAGGATCGGCCCAGGCGCCCCTGCCAGCGGCGCGCGCCTCCCCTTCAGCCATGGCATAGAGCCCCTTGCTGTAGCGCCGATATTCGGTGGCAAAGCCTGACCGGATGATCGCGGCATTGACATCTGGGCTGACGCTCGACCAGCACTTGCCTACGAAGCGGCCGTAGCGATCGCGCTCGACGAACCTGCAGCCCACTCGTCCCCGGGTTAGCCGGATCAGCTCGTCACGGGCGTCATAGGCAAACGGCTCCGCCGGCGTCTGACCGCGGCGGACCTCTGGAGCGTCGACGCCGAACAGTCGAACGCGCTCCGCACCGCAGCGGATCGTATCTCCGTCATGCACGCTCGGATCCGTACAGGCGATGATACTGGCGGCAGCGGCGGCGAAGATCAGCAGCGACATGGCCTTGCTCTACGCGAGTCGGATCGCTCTCGTAGCCAAGTCCGTTCCGCCGGCATGCAACTGCTACGCCTCATCGGTGAAGAGAAGGACTGGAACGGGTCCTACCAGGTCACAGGAGGCGAGGTGTGCGTGCGTAGCGCCTATGGGTGCGATAGCGCGCCGATATCCGAGGGCCAGGACCCCGAACCCGTCGCCCTGGAACTGCTGGAGAAGCAGGTGAAGCGCTGGGCGCCGTCGACCAGGCGCGAGACGTTCCGGCCCGGTTCACCGTTCTCGACGCGGCGGCGCTGAAACGACAAAAGGCCCCGCCGATGATGGCGGGGCCTTCGTTGTGCGGCTCGACCCGAAGGGAGCCGATCAGGTGTCAAGGATTCCTTGACTACTGGTATTCGGCCAGCGCCGGACGGGCTATCCGTCGCGGAGGTGGTTCGCGATCTCGTTGGATCGTTTCGTCAGGTCCGCGTACAGCGCCTCCAGGGCTGCCTTGTCGTCGCTGGCGCCGCGGACCTTCTCCAGTTCCGGCAGCAGCGTGGCGGCGATGTTCAGGCTCGACGCGATCAGTTGGGCGATGGCTTGGGCGTCCATGGTCACTTCACCTTTCCAGAAGCGGCGACAACGGCTTGAGCAGCCGTGATCAGGACCAGGGCGCGGGTGGCGCCGCTGGTAGCCTGGGCGAGCTGTCCGGCCTGATAGGCGGCGTCCGCAACGTTCAGCGCGTCGGCAGCCGTGACGCAGCTGGTCCGGGCGCTGGGCAGATCCAGCCCGGCGTCGCGCAGCCGCAGAACCTCGCCGCAGGTCGAGACGTAGGCGGCGCGGGCCTGGGCCAAGGTGGTGAGCGGTTTCTGGTCCGTCACGGACGCGCATGCGGACAGGCACGCGACCGCGGCCGCCGCCAGATAGAGGCGCTTCATGGAAGCCTCCGATTTCAGGATTGCCGGCAGCCGGCCGGCGCGGGTTCAGCTGGGTCTACTTGCCCAGGAAGACGGCGCGCTCGGCCTCGCGGCGGGCGACCAGGCCGGGCAATTCGCGTCCGCCGGCGAAGCGCCACATGCGGAAGGCGTCGGCCGCGCCGGCAAGGTCTCCAGCCAGGAACCGGCGTCGAACGCTGGAGTCGGCGAAGTCCGCACCGCCTCCGACCTCGCCGACGCCGATATTGTAGGCGAGCGAGACCATGGCCCCCAGCTGTCCATCGGTCGGTGTCCTGCCGGGCAGGAGGCGAACGATCTTGTCGCAGACCTCTTGCGCCACGGCCTTGAGCAGGGCGTCGGCCTCAACGCGGGTCATGCCGCCCGGCCAGCGGGCGCGCCAAATCCGATAGGCCGTCTCGCGGTCCTTAACGGGCTTGCCGTTCTGGAACAGAGCTAGGCCCCACCCCACGGTGTAGATCCCGATCGGATCGGCCTGGGGCTCAAGTTGCGGCGTCTTCTTGTCGCCGTCGTGCAGGCCCTCAAACCGGCGCAGCAGGTCGAGCGCGCACGAAGGCACGGTGCGGGTAGGCATGGCGATGTTCCTTGGCTGTTCCCCCTTAATTCTGGGGGATTGCGCGGGCGCGGTGGCTGGCGCGAAGATCTGGGCAGGCCGGGCGACCGGCTCGCGTCTTGAGAAGCGCTGAACCAGGCCGGCGGCTTAGCGGTCGCCGGCCGCCCCTATGGCTTAAGCCTTGGGCTCGACCGTCGCGGTCAAGGTCGCGCCAGGCGGTGCATTCACGGTCGTGGCTGCTTCGGGCTCGCTGGTCGGCTTCTTGTTGCCCCATCGCGCGCCGACGTAGGCGCCGAGGGCCGCCCCGAACGTTCCCGACGACAGCGCGGCAAGGATCGGCAGGTTCGCTTGCGGGATCGTCAGAAATGCCAGGGCCCACATGACGAAGCCCATGATGGTCAGGCTGGCAACGACAACGATGGCGTCGAGGGTGCGATAGTCGCGGGTCATGGTCACTCCGCTTGATGGAAGATGCCGGCCTTGCCGGTGGCGATGTTGGCCAGCTGTCGGTTGACGCCCTGGAGAGTTCGATCCATGGCGTCCAGCTTCTCGTTGGCGTGCTCCAGCTGCACCTCAAGGCGGATAACCTTTTCGGATATTCCGGCCTCGCGCTTGGCTTCACGCTCCAGGGTGGCGGTGCGTTCGGAGAGTCGCCCCAAGAAGAAGGCAAAGCCCGCCCCCTGGAGCACGATGGTGAAGAACAAGCCCGCTAGGGCGATCCACGCGGCTACGGGCATAGGCGCGCACCGTCGGCCCAGTGGATGGGGTCGATGTCCATTTGGACCTCCAGGATGTGAGCGGATTTAAGCAGACTTGCTAAGCAAGACCGTCAAAGCCAAGCTTTGGGCATGAGCAGAAGCAGTCATACTCGGATCGAGAAACGAAAGGCTGACGCGCCAAAGCCGACCGTCGCCTTTGCCTATATGCCATCACGTTTTTCCAAGGCTGCAGCCAGCGAAGGCATCTTCCGCTTACGGCGAATATCCGCCTTCCACACGATGGAAAACGGGTTTCTGCGCGACCCGCTGGACGGCATAGCCTTCTCTGAGTCGACGAGCTTCAATCTCGGTGAACTAAACTCCGACCAACGCGCCGCCGTTGCGAAATGGAATGTCGGCGACTTCGGCCCTGAAGTCGCGTTTGACCCGCGCAATTTTGATGTTATCGACTGCCAATTTCAACTATCTAGTGTAAATTACTTCACTCTTTGCGCAAGCAAATCCGGATCAAACGCACACCTATCAGCAATACACGATGGATTGGTTAAAATACTGGATGTCAGCAAGTTCACCGAAGCAATAGCCGAGTCCCATGCACTCGATATTGTCGACTGGGTGCATGGTGATGTCGTCTATACGGATGCAGGGATCGATCCGTTGAGCAATGCGCAGATAGATATCGCCTTAAGAAAGAGGACGATATTCGCTCCTGAGGAGGAGCACAGAATGCTGTGGGGGCCTCGAGAGGGGGCACCGGATGAACTCATGACGAGATCACCAGCCGCCGCAAGATTTCTAAGATATATCAGGTAAGTCGGGCCAAATGTTACGTCGCGAACAGCATCACGTTGTCGAACTTCACAATCTGAGCCGCGTCACCGGCGTTTGGAATGACCTGGAAAACGACACTCGTCTGGGTGGCCGTGAACGTGAAGGACCGGTGGACCATGCCGGCGCCGGCGCTGTTGTAGTTGTTCGAGGCGAGCTGACCATTGGGGGCCATCTGCTCGACGATCGCTAGGCGCGCGTTCTTCGTGCCGGTATCGAGGTCCAACTCTACCCGGTAGGTCGCGCCAATCGTAAGACCGGTCCAGGTCTTCTGCGCCTTGTCCGAGAAGTTCGAGACGTTGGTGACCTGGGCGACCGCCGACACGACGCTGAATTGCGCCGTTCCGGTAAACCCAAAGCCCTCGTTGCTGAAGGCGAAGGTGTGGTTGAAGATCGGGCTTGGACCGCCATCGCGGAAGGTGGCGCGGAAGCGCGCGGTGCAGTCGGGCTTGGAGCCGTCGCTGATCCGGAAATTGCCGGCGGCGTGGTCCCAGTACGCGGCGTAGGCGTAGTTCTTCGTCTTGACCCACTGATACACCGCGTCGATCCACTGGGGCTTATCCCAGTTCAGCCCGAACTCGCACATCGCCACCGGCTTGCCGTGCGCGGCGCCGAAGTTCACCAGCCAAGCGAGGCCGCAGTTGGCGAGGTCGCGAGCATAGTTGAAGGCGACGGTCGGATCAGCGTCGTCGGTGTTGTTGTAGTAGAGGTCCGAGGCCACCAGATCCACGTAAGAGTCGCCTGGCCAGGCCGGCGAGAGATCGGTCGTTGCTGGATTTGGTAGTGTGATCCAGTTCGTGCACCAGATGAACCGGAAGCGGCTGGAGACGGCGCGGAACTGCCCGACCGCCTGCCGATAGGCCGCTGCGTACTGGGTCCACTTGCCGCTGTTGATCGTTTCCCACGGGTAGGTACCCGCCAGATTGAATTCGTGACCGATGCGTACGAGGATTGCTCGCCCATCGGCCGGCGCGTCAGCCAGCGCCGCGACAGCAACGTCACGGTAGTGGCTGTTGAACGTGCCGGCTGCAGCGTCGTCCAGCGTCGTGCCCGTCACGCACAGGCCCATCGTCCACACCTTGCGGCGAGCATCGCCGGTATAGTTGGAGACGATGCTGGCGATGCTGATGTCCCACGCCGACCAGTTCGAATGAGAGACGAACACGGTTACGAAGTCGGTCACGCCCCCGAACCAAGCATCCCAGGTCGACAAACCAGCTACGCCAGGGGTGTAGGGGTGCACACCCATTTTGCCGCGAAAGTCTATGCCACCCCCACCACCCTGGTTAGGTGTGAGCCCAATGACCCGGCGTGGACCGATGTTGAGGGCCATTAGTCCAACAGCCCTTTGACGGTGACCTTGATATCGCTGGTCGAGGCCAGGGTCGGCGTCGCCCGGGCTACAAGCACTCCCTGCATGTCGACCTGATTGGAAGCGAGCTTGTAGGGCATGGCCAGCTGGGCGGCCTCGGCGAAGCTGGGCGTTCCAGCGGGATACCAAGTGGAGATCGGCACGACCGCGGCGACCTTGTCGAAGTCGGCGGCGTTCAGCGAGAAGGCTGCGTTGTCGGTGAACGTCGAGTTCGACGGGTCGGTGTGGAACAGCCACAGCTCGCCGGCGAAGCTCTGCGCCGACTTGCTGAAAATGCTGACCATCTGCACCAGGCCAGACCCGCCCGCTTCGCGCGCCATGCCGGGGAAGGTCATCTTTCCACCGATGACGTCGCCGCTTGTGTAGGCGGGGCTGGTCGAGACAACCGGCGTCGCCGTGGCGATCGAGACGCCGGCGGCATTCCAGACCGGAGCGGCGGGCACGGAAGCGCCGGTTTCATTTTGGACGACAGGAGGGCGGGCCATGCTTTGATCTCCAGGCATGAGGGATCGCCGCGCGAGGCGGGTTCTGGGTTTGCGATGTGGGGAAGGCCCGCGCGTCAGGCGCTGGGCGGGTGTCCTACGGCAGCGAGTCCGCGAAGTTTAGCAGGTGGTCGCGCTGGCTATGGGGCCAGGATCACGGCGGCGTCCGCGCCAATGGCGTCCAGCACATCCAGAAGATCTGGATCGGCGACCGAGATGCCGAATGCTGAAGGGGTGACCCACGATAGCATGAAGGCCGGACGCGCCTGCAACTCAGCCATGAAGGCTTCCGACAGGCCGGCGGTAGCCAAACGGGTGTTGACCAAGCCCTTGGAGATCCGGCGCGGGGGCGGAGGAGGCGCCGGCGGGCTGGACAGCGTCTCGCCATCCCACAGCATGCCGCAGCTGACTTGACCAAGCTCGAACTCGACAAGGTCATGATCGCCTTGGGGAAGGGTCGGGATAACGGCCTCAATGGTCGTGTTCAGCCAGACCATCTCGACCACGCCGCCTACGATCAGGGCGATATCCTTGGGGCTGTCCGTCATGGCCTAGTTCCTCTTCCAGATGGCGAGGGCTGCGCCGGCGGGCGTGATGCTGAGCGACGCCCCGCCGGTCGTAATGCTCATGATGTGGTCGAGCTGAACGACTTTCGTTCCGGCGAGAGTGAAGCACATGTGCGGTATGAAGCCTGCGCCCCAGAACTGAAGATCTGTGACTTGCTGAGCGGAGCCGGCGACGCCCGTCAGGATGTCGCTGGAGTCCGTGACGTTGCGCAAAACTGGCCAGTTATTGCCGATGCCGCTCCCGCCAGCCGTGGCCCACGCCATGTAGTCGCCAGCAGGCAGAGTCAGTTGGTTAGACGAAAACGTCCAACTGTAACGGTTGCGATTGACCGTATTGAGCAGACGCGCCACGCGGCTGGCCGGCCCAGGATAAGACCCGACCTCGGTCGCAACGAAGTCTGCTCCGATATCCGACGTCGGGCCGGTGTCGCCCTTGTCGCCGGCGGGGCTGAACGTCACGACCACGGCGTCGCCAGCCGTAAATGGACTGGCCGCCGATCCCGCGACGATCGCGACGGGAAGGGTCCGGTAGCCGGTCGAGTTGACGACCGCGCCGTTGACGCGGAACAGCAGCCACTTGCTCGGGTCGCCGACCTTCTGCGCCCGCAGGAAGCCTTTCAGGGCCGAGGTGCTGTCATCCATGGTATCGACGATCGACGATGCGCCGATGCCCAGGGCGTCTAGGTCATCGAGCCGAAGGCTGGTCGAGCTATTCTGCGTCGCGTTGTTCCCGCCGACGCAGCCGCTACCCGGGTCGCCACTGGTCGAGGAAACCCAGGTATAGGCGATGTAGGCGGCGGCCGGCTGGGCCGCGGCGGCCAGCCACACCGCGTAGGCGTTGGCCTCGGTGACGAACGTCGGCAAGGCGCCCAGGAGCGCGTCGGCGCGCGTGTTGAAGTTGGTCGGATCGCTCGTGGACGGCGGCGTGGGTAGAGGCGTGATGCCAACCATGGGTCAGTTTTCCTCAAGTTCGAGGGTGATGAGGGCTTCTTCCGGCTGGTCCATGTCGATCGAGAAGCGCTTGTAGACGCCCAGGATCAGGAGGGCGGGGAAGAAGCCGCTCGCCTGGTCGTCGATGCCGAACCACAGGGCGGGGACGGCGTTGAGGGCGTCGATCAACAGCAGCAGCTTCGGGACGTTGGCCTTGCTGGCGCGGATGCTCTGGGTGGTCCTCGGCACCGAGCGGCGCTGGACTAGGATCGTGTTCCCGAACTCGTCCCGTTCGATCTTGGAGAAGTTCAGGGCCTCGAACTGCGCCGAGTGCAGGGTTCGGCCAAGATAGGCGTTCTGGCCAATGACGAGGCCGCCGCAGGTCGCCGGGCCTGTCGCCCGGGAGATCGTCACGGTGATGACGGCGCTGGTCTCGGGCGGCAGGTCGAACAGGACCGCCTCGCCGTCATAGGAGAACTCGGCGGTGAAGTACTCGTACCAGCTCACCACGGGCCGGTTCAGGAGGTCGACGGTTTCGTCGTAGACCGGCGAGCCCGACACGCTCATCTGGACCCGCACCGTGTCGGCGATCAGGCCGACCAAGCCCACGCTGTCGATCCGCCGGCCGGGCGTGATCACCACCACGATAGGCGACGTTGCCGTAGTGCCGGTGTTCCGCAGCAGGTCGAACATGGCCCACTTGTTGGAGGGGCCGGCGTCGACCCACCACGTTCCGTCATCCGTCGTCGGGTCATGACCCTTGTTCGGGTTGGCCGTGGCGGTGTGCGTGCCCGACTGAGAGCCTGAGGTGTTGATGGCCGCCCCGCCGATCGTGGCGGAGACTTTGAACGTGTCCACGGTGTCGGCGAGGACGTAGTAGATCGTCCCGGCCGTGATCCCCGTCGGCAGAGCGCCCGTGGTCGTGAACAGGATCGGCGTCCCGGCCGCGAGGCCATGGCCAGTCCAAGTCACGATGCACGGGCTGGCGATCGTCATGGTGACGACCTTCTGGGCGCCCTGCTGGCTCTCGTAGGTCCGGTGCGTGGTCGTGTTGATGACCTGGTCGCCGAGTTTGTAGACCGTGCCCGACGCCCACGTCGCCTCGCCGCTGGAGGGCTCAGAGACGGACGACGAGGTCAGTAAGGCGGCCGTCACGGGGACGGGCGGGATAACCCTCATGCGGCGGGCTCCGTCTGCATGGCGCGACCACCTTCCGTGACGTTGGTCAGTGTGCTGCGGATGTTGGCGACGTCGGCGGCTACGGCGCGAAGCTGGGACACCTCAATGCGGAGGGCGCGCACCTCGGCGGCCAACTCGGCGTTGCCGTTGTCGTTCGACGGCCCGCCTCGCCCGATCCACGCCGTCTCGCCATAGCTGACGTTGGCAATGGGCTGGCCGTTGAGGCTGAGGGTGTTCTGGTCGACGCCCGGGTTACCGCCGATGGTGAACGAGCCGCCGGTTGCGAAGCCAGGCAGGCCCGCCGCTTGCAAGGCGCGGATTTGGGCCAAGCCTGAGAAGTCGCCCGTGTTGCTGCCCTGGAATAGGGCCCCCATGATCAGGGCGGAAAGGCTGCTCTGGTAGGCGTCCGACTTCGCCGAGGTGACGCTGTTCAGGCTGGCCTGGCGGATCTGGGCGATGATGCGCAGGTACTCGGATTGGCTCCCGGCGCCGGACTTGGCGGCGTCGGCATAGGCCTTCCCAAGCTCGGGAATGGCGTCGTAGTTGCCCGTCGCCACCGCGGTCTTGAAGGCGCGCTCCGCCTGGGCCAAGGAGCCGCCCGTCGTGCCAAGGCCAAGCTCAGACTTCAGGCTGTCGGCGAAGTCGGTGAGCGAACTCATCGCGCCGTCCAGGGCATGCGCCGCCGTATCCGCCGCGTTGGCGAAGGCGGTCATCTGGTTGGTGTAGGCTTCCTGAGCGGCGGCGGCCTTGGTCGCTTCAGCCTCGGCCGCTTCCATCGACCGAGAGAGGCTGTCGTTGAAGGCCTTGGCCGCGGCATCCTCGGCCGCCTTGGCGGCTTCAGCTGCAGTTTTGGCCACGGCCTCTGCGGCGTCGGCCACCTTGTCGAACGCCGGCGCCACAGCCAGCAGAGCGGCATAGGTTGCCCGGCCAGCCTCGGTCGTCAGGTCTTGAGCCAGGACCAGGTCTTTGAACTGATCGCGGCTGCTTTCAGCCGTCAGGCCGTAGGCTTTCAGGTTATCGTTGACCGCCTTGATCACCGGAGCCAGCTGCTCGGCGTCGGTCAGGAAGTTGCTGGCGAAGAACGAGGTGGACGAGGTGAACGCGTCCATGCCGCCGAACAGCTGCACCAGCTCGTCGCGCGCGGCGATGCTCTCCAGACCGACTTGGCCGAAGGTCTTGCCGATACTGGCCAGGGCGACGTCGACCACCTGATACTCGCGGGCCAGGCGCGTCAGGGTCTCGAACGCGCCCTCGCCGACCGTGGCAAGCTCCTCCAGGCCCGGCACGCCCGCGGCGGCCAGCTGATCACCGACCTTGTCGAAGGTGGCGTTCAGGACATCGGCGATCTCGTCGGCCTTCAAGTCCTTGAGCGACAGCTTGCCCAGATCCACCACGGCCGAGCCGAGCGCGCTTTCCGCCGCCTTGGCGGCCTCAACACCAAACACCGCAGCCGCGGACAGGACGCCATCGCCGAGGGCCTGGATAACGCCGCTGATCTGGCCAAGGAGGTCAGGGTCGATAGAGCCCGTGACCGTGCTGGTCTTGACCTTGGTGCTGTAGCCAACGCCGAGGATCGACTTCTTCGTGGTGGTCAGCAGGTCGGCATAGGACGAGCCGGTGACGCCGTTTTTGGTGATCTGGTCGAACGTCGAGGCGGTGAACTGCAGGCCCTGATCCAGGATCTCCGTCGTCGTCTTGGTCTTGGTGAGGGCCCCGACCAGCGCGCCGACGGCGCCGGCAACGAGGCCGATCGGGCCCAGCGCAAGGGAGCCGGCCAAGCCGCTGAGCAGGAAGCTTCCCGCGCCGGCCAGGGCCGCGCCCGTCAATCCGCCCGCCACCAGTCCAGCGCCAAGGTTGCCCTGCGCCGTCGTCGAGCCGAGACCCAGGCCAGACGTGCTCAGCAGCCCGCCTGTGCTGACTTGGCGCGCCAGAAGCGCAGCCGCCGCGCCGGTCTTGGCGTCGATCGAGCGCAGGGCCGACAGCATGGCGCTGGAATACTCAAGGTCCGAATTCCAGTTCTTGTTCGCCTCGGCCAGGGCCGCAGCGATGGATCCGCTGGAGGTCTTGTTGTCGGACCGCAGATCCTCGACGGCCTTGGTCAAGGCTTCGATCTTGCGCTGGGCCTTTTCAGCCGAGCTCGCTCCAATAGCGCCGAGGACGCCGGTCACCGCCGAAACGGCGGCGCCGATCGGGCCGGCGACGGCCGCCGCGCTACCCAGCGCACCGCCCAGCGAAGTCCCCAGCCCACCGGCCAGGCCGGACAGCTGCTTCAGCACGCCACTGGCCGCCGAGATCGAGCCGCCGATATCCCCGTCGATCACCGCGCGCGCCGCGTTCGACAGGGCTCCCACCAGATCGGCATAGGCCGTGACGGCGTTGTCGCTCAGCTCCAGTTGGCGCAGTTCGTTGCGGTAGATTTCCTCCAAGACCGGTAGGCGGGCTTGGGCCGCATCGACCGCGTCCTGCTTGTAGCCGTTCTCGATCGTGGTCTTTTCGAGCACCTGGCGCTCAGCCGCGTATCGCACGCCCGCGATCCGTCGATCGAACTGCGCGGCTTCATAAGACGACTGCGCCAGCCCCTTGCGGCTTTGCAGCAGGTCGGCCTCGTTCTGGAAGCCTTGCTGAGCTAACGCGAGGTCGCGCTGGAAGATAGCCAGGCGGTCCTGGCGGGCCTTATCCTCGCCCTCCGCCGCCTGGGCGATGGCCAGATCGACGAGCAGGAGCTTGCCCTGGGTCAGGGTGATGTCGCCCGAGATGACGCGCTGGGCGACGGCTTCCTCTAGCGCGTCGCGGTCGTAGGCCTGGCGCTCGGCCAAGGCCTTGCTCTGGATGGCGAACGACTTCTCCAGCGTCGGCGCGGCGGCGGCCTGGAGCTGCGCGACGCGCTGGGTATAGCCGAGCACTTCTTGGCGCTGCTGAAGGTCGCGCTGCGCGATCTGGTTCGCCGTTTCAAGGTCGAGAGCCTGGCGCTTGTAGCCGGCCGCGACGCGGTAGCTGCCCAGCGCTGCATCGGCATCCGCTTGGCTAATCTGCTTGGTCCGAACTTGCCCGTCGAGCCGGACGCGCTGCGTATCCAATTCCTGGGTGATCTGGGCGCCCTTGATACGCGCCAGTTGCTCGATGTTCTTGGTCAGCGCCAGTTGGGCGGCAAGTTCTGCGTTCTGAGCCTGCTCGACGACGTTGTCGCCGCGAGCGTCGGCCCTGGTCGCCGCAGAGACCGCCGGCTGCTTCGTGAGGTGTTCGTAGCGCTTGCGGATAGCCGCCTCGATCGCCGCCGCCTGCGCAGGGCTGTCGAGTTCCTTACTGTTCGGGTTCGCCGCGCGAATATCAGCCTGCCCCTTCCGGTAGCGCTCGATTTCCTGCGTCGCGAGGCTGACGTTCCTCGCAATCTTCGACCACGAGTTCGCGTGCTCGTTGGCTGCGGCGACGCCGTCGGCCTGAACCTGGTTGGCGGTAGCTTCGGCCTGAACGCGCTTCTGCTCAGCGGCCTCAACGGCCTTCAGCGCTGCCAGCTGGGCCTGGAGGCCTTTGTTGCGGGCCTCCAACTGACGGCGCTCGTCGTCAAGGAAGCTGTTGCCCTTGCCGGTGGCCGGATTTCCTTGCAGGCGCTCATTGTTGAGCTTGATCTGGTCCTGGATGTTCTGGATGGCGTTCGCGCGGCCTGCGGCCTCGTTCCCCCACATTTTCAGCCAGGTCCAGGCGTCCTTCACGGCGTCACCGACGCCGCGCCAGGCCTTCTCTAGATAGCCGAGGTTTTCAGGGCCAGCCTTGCCCAAACGCTGGTGGACCAGGATTGCCGCCTCAAGCTGAGCTTGGGTTGTGTCACCCTGGCGCTCCAGCAACTGAATGTGCTCGATCTGCGCCAGCCGCATGCCGCCATACGACTCCTGGAACTTCGTAAGGAAGTCTGAGGCGCCGGAACCCATCTGAGCGAAGTAGCTGACCGCCTCCGTCGAGGATTTCCCGGTCAGGCGGGAGAACATCACGACGTCCTCGCCCAAGACCTTGATGGTCTCGCCTGTGAACTTGCCGGTCTCCGTCAGGCCGAGCAGCGCCGCGCGAGCGGCGTCGACGCTGGTCTTCGTGTCGCCGGCGACTTGCCTGGAGAACTGCTCGAACTGGACAGCGGTAATGCCAGCATTGCTACCTGCGAGCGCCAGGGTGTTGGCGAGTTTCGCCGCTTCTTTATCGCCCTCGTTGAACGCCACGGCGGCGGCGGTGATCGCGCCACCGATCAGGACGATGGGACCGAGCAGAGCGATGACCGGGCCCGCAGCCTCAGCGATCCCTGCGAGGGCCGCCTTGAATGTAACTCCCCGCGTTGCTGCCTCGGCGAAGACTTCGCCGGCCTGAGCGCCTTGCTGAATTGCTACCATCCAGAGCGCTTGTCCGCTGGCCAACGACACGAACACATCGGCGCCCTGCCGGCCGAGGTTCAGAAGCTGGTAGGTCTGAAGGCGGGCAGCTTCACCGGACGCCGCGTGGGCCTTCTGCAGGTTCGCCAGCTTGCCCTGCAGGCCGACGACGGCAGCCCCGTTATCGCCTTGGATCTTGACCGCTTCGGCCATCAGCCGGTTGGTGCGCATGATCTCGGCGCCGACCGGATCGTAGGCGCGTGTGAGCGCTTCGAGTTGCTTGGCGGCGCGCGTCTGCTCTTTCGTCAGGGCGTCGGTCGCCCTGGCGTTCTGCAAGATCAGCTTCGCCGTCGCCTCCTGAGAGAGGTTGTATTGGCTCTGGGCGTTGAAGGCGTTGCCGTATACCTGGGCCAGCCCGCGCACGGAGGCCTCGGCCTTCCCGGCTGCGGTGCCGGACAAGCCTTGGGCGACGGCTTGGTCACGGACGGCTTGCGCGGTCGCCCTGGCCTGTTCCTCAAGGGCGCGGGCGGAGGCGCGCAGATCGTCGGTCTGCTTCTTGGCCGGCTCGGCCTTGGCGACATTGAAATCCATCGCCAGCGAGGCGAGCGTGACTTCGGTCATGACACCTCCTGTGGTAGCCTTCGCCCATGAGCGAGATCGCCGACGCCAGGGCCGAAGGCCTCACCGTCCGCTGCCCCTGCGGGCACGATGAATGGATGCATCCCGAGATGGCCGCGCCGCCCGACCCGTTCTTCTGTGGGGAGTGCGGCCAGACCCTTGGGACCTGGGCCGAGGTTCACCAGCGGCTGTTCACCGCCGGCGCCATGCTGGACGAGGTCCTGGCCAAGAAGGCCTAGCTCTTCGCCGGTGCCACCGGCGTCGATAGGTGCTCAGCATCGAGCGCCATGATGGCCCTGCGCTCCCAGGGCTCTAGCCTGACGCCCTCGTCCCGTTCCCAAGCCTGGATTTCCAAGCGCGAGATCCGCGACGGCCCGAACCCGCCGCTCTGTCGCGTTTGGCAGAGATCGGCGTACCAGCCCCAGATGTGAGCGACGAGAGGTGGAAGCGGAGGCGTGTTCGCCAGCCGCCAGACGGCCTCAGGGTCGCCCTGTCGGGCTAGGCTTTCGAGGTGGGTCCGAAGCGGCTCGCCGTCGTCTTGGCGAGCCGCCAGCTCGAACTGTTCGCGCCCGTAGGCTATTAGGCCGCGGACGAGTTCCGCAAAAAATCGGCCACCTCGCCCGAGGCTTGGGTGACCTGGGTGGCGATCGAGGCGTTGCGGCTGACCAGCCGATAGGCGTTCTCGGGCGACCACTCTTCCTTGATCCCGCGCCAACCGACGACGCGGACGGCGGTCAGCCGGTGGCCAAACTCGATGTCTTCCTCGATCGGCGTGAAGGCGGCGTCGCCCTTGACGCGCACGGCTTCGGCCCGCAGCGCCTTCTTACGGCGCTCGTTCACCAAGCGGTTCACCTCGGCCTGGACCTTCGGCGACTCGTTGCCGAGGACCAGTAGGAAGGCGCCAGAGTTCGAGCCGTCGGGCAGGATGATTTCCATTTCGATCGGCTTGTCGGAGGCCGTGGCGGCGTCGAAAGCGTCGAGCGAGAAGGCGGCTTTGGTCATGGGGATGTCCTTGAAAAGGACGCCAGGGCGCTACCCTGGCGCTGAGTTTGGGGGAGACAGAGAGGGATGCCGCGGCGAACTGCCCCCGCGGCCGGGCGTCGGTTAGGCCGCGCTGTCTTGGATCGCGACAATCGTCTGGTCGGTCGCCAGGGCAGCGCCGCCGGCGCTGTTGATCTGCGCCGTGAATGGATAGGTGCGGATAACCGCCTTTTCGCCGTCGTCAGGCGTGTCGCCCGTCAGCTTGATCATGGGGATGTTGATCACGACGAAGTCGGCGTTGGCGGTCGCGTCCTCGGTGACAGCCAGGACCAGGGAAGTGGTCGAGCGAGCCTCGAAGATGGTCTGGAGCGTGACGCCGTCGAACTTCGCCGTGAAGCTACCCGACACCGTCACCCGGCCGCGCTGCATGTCGTCGACCACGTTCGAACCCACCACGGCGTCGCTGTGGGTGGTGTTGCCGTTGATGGTGATCTGGGCGCCGGTCACGTTGGCGACGGGGGTACCGCCGACCAGAACGACGCCGTTCACCGCGGTGAGGATGTCGGTCGTGGTCTCGGCCGTGGGGGACGTGAGGATTTGCGCGCTGCCCAGGGTGCGGGTGCGACCAACGGTGTCGAGCGAGATGGTCGCGTTGCCCGTCGCCGGCAGGTTCAGGGCGGCCTGGGCGATCTGCTGGTCGTTGTAGACCTCCGACCGGGTGAGGTCGGCATACCATTCCTCGAACGTGTAGTAGTCGTTCGTATGGCCGGTCAGCGGGACCAGGCTCTTCTTGCCCGAGACGGCGATGGTGGCAGAGGCGATCGGTCCTTCAGCCACCAGGGCCGAACCATTCAGCACCTTGACCGTCACGACCGTGGCGGAGGGGATCGCGATGATGAGCAAGTTCTTTTGGCTGTTGGCCACGTTGAACGAGCCGGCGGTCAGGCGCACCACGTCACCGACCTTGAAGCCGTCGGTCAGGTACGAGCCCGCTCCACGCGTGATGTTCCAGTTTTGGCCGTTGGCCGCGATCGTCAGCGAAGCGGAGGCGGCCGAGACGCCGGCGGTCATGTCCTTCCGCAGCAGCGAGGCCAGGAGCGTGGCATAGGTGCCCGGCGACAGGAGGCCGTCGATCTTGCCGGCGGGCTTCACGACGCCAATGCCCACGCCCGTGCCCTGCTGGTGGGAGACGATTTCGTTGCTCTCGAACGTGTCCGGCGGGGCCTGGAAGACGCTCGAGGTGCGGCGGACGATCTGGCCGCCCGAGCCCGTTGCCGGCGTGCCGAGGCCGGTCTGCTTCTTGTAGACGGTCTTCTTATTGATCCCTTGGGCGACAGCCATGGCGGATCTCCTGATCTAGATGTGAAAAGGGGTCCGCCGGGCATGGGCCGGGCGGGCGGGTTCTGGCGGCCTGGCGGCCGGTCAGGTCTGGTTGGAGGTGCGGTACTCGATCGAGACGGGCTTCACGTACCGGCCGTCGTCGTCGGTCATCGCCGGCAGGATAGCCGGGGTCTTCATGATGGTGACCTTCAGGCCGCCGCTGGTGAAGGTGGCGCCACGGTAGAAGGTTGAGCGCAGCAGCACCGCGCGGCTCTCAGCCGGTTCAGCGCCCAGGCCGGGCGGCCAGTGCAGGCTGACCTGGAAGAACCCCTGATCGGCGAAGTTGCGCCCGTATTCATCGTTGATCGGCGTTCCAGGGATCAGGCTGGCCCGCTGATACGGGACGCTTGGCGACGGGCTGTAAGGCGCGTTCTCCCAGGCCGTGGCCAGGGCGGGGCTCATGCCGTTCAGGGCGGCTTCCAGGGCGGCGCGGAGATCACTCATCGTCCGTAGCCTCCTCGGTGCATCTCGCGCGGGCCTGACACGGTCTTTGCTTCATCGACCGCCAAGCGGAAGATCTGGTCGAACTCCAAGCCCGTGAGGCGGACCATGCCGCCCTCCGGTACCTGCTTTGACCAGCGGTCAATCTCCAGCCGGAAGGCGTAAGGCAGCGAGTTGCTGATGTAGAAGCGGTGGCCGAAGGGCTCGGCGTCGAGAATGTCGAGGTTGCGCACCTCGCGAACGCTGGTCAGGTCGTCATAGCCGTGGCCGATCACGTCCTTGGACAGTCGCCAGTTGGAACGGAACTGGCCCGGCCGGTAGTCGGCTGGCGCCTTCCGCTTCCACGTTTCAGGCATACCGACCGGCGAGCGCTTGATCAGGCGGCGGCCCGACTCCTCAATGGTGAACCGCACGACCTGGGCGGCGCGCGCCCAATAGTCTTCGACGGCTCTGTCTACGGTGTCGGCAAAGCCCAGCGTCATAGTCGCAGCTGCAAGGTGGCCGAGATCAGCAGGCCCGAAGGCCGTTTGGCGTCGACGCTCACCACGCGCCAGGGCCGTCCGTCGGACAGGGTCAGGATCGCATCGGCGGGTAGCTGGCCATTGGTGATCGGCGGTAGCTGAAGGTCGGCGCCGGCTATCGTCACCGGGCTCATGACAAACTCGATGTCGCCATGGAGGATGTTGGCTCCGTCGATCCGCTCCGCCCTGATCGACTTCTCAACGCCGCTGCAGGTCTGGTTGACCGGGGCGCCGGGAATGACGCTGCCACCGGGGATGTAGGTTCCTGGCGGGGTGAAGTCGAAGGTGACCACCTGGCCCGCGGCGTCAGGATTCGTCCCCAAGGGGGCCAGCAGGCGTATGGCCGCCGCCCTGCCCTCGTCATAGATGCTCATCAGACGATGAAGATCGAAGGGCCAGCGGATGCGCTGGTCAGGAAGGGGGCCAGAAGCCCCTCTACCATGGGAATGGTGACGGATTCTCCGGCGGCGCCATCAGAGCCGTTGTCGAAGTATTCGGTCTCGACGTCGACCGCGCCCTCGACGCGGTTGCGCTTCCGCTTCAGCCGTTGGTCGGCTGAGGAGCGCGTCGTCAGCACACCCGGGTTCATCGCCTCGAAGTAGCCGGCCGCATAGCTGGCGTGTTCGATCGCCACCGGGATCACATCAGACGGGATCGCCTGACCGTACGCGGTGGCTCCGGTGCGGGGCCACGCGTTGTCTTGGACAAATGGATCCGTGGGAGCGCCGGGGAAGACATGCGCGTCAACGTGCATGCTCCCCCGGCTCCGCAGCTGGGCGGACGACGAAGAGCTGTCGGGCACGGTGAAGCCGTTGGCGGCCAGCCATGCCTCGAACTTGGTGTCATCGCCGTACGCCATGGGCTTAGGCCTGCGCCTTGCTTTCGCGGGCCAGTTCGATGGCGGCGATGATGTCCGCCTTCTTGGTGGCGTCGCCCAGCTCGACGCCTTCGGTCTCGGCGAGGGCCTTCAGGTCTTCGACCTTCATGCCAGCCAGGCCCTTGTCGCCGTCGTCGCTGGCCTCGCCATCGATGGTGAACCAGCCGGTCGATTTGGCCGACTTCAGTTCGCCTTCGCTGACTTCCAGGTCATCGCTGGTCTTGCCGGCATCGATCAGGACCAGGCCCGCAGTCGTGTGAACGCCCTTGGGCCCGCTGGTGTTGTTGGTGAACTTGGTCATGGCCTAGATCCCGTCACGGTAGGTCATGGCCTTGGGGAGACGCACCTCGGTCCCGCCGACGTTCATGATGCCGCCGACCTCGTAGGTCATCGACGACTTCTGGAACGCGGGCAGGAACTCGTGATCGCCGGGAAGGTGGAACTGAACGACCTCTTCCGAGGCGTCATAGGCCACCAGACGGTCGGTGCCCGAAGCGCCGGCGCCGGCCAGCTCGCGGATCGGCTTGAAGACGATGTTCTCGCCGCCGTCCCGGTTGCCGCGGATATAGGCCAGGATCGTCGATCCGGTGTCCGTCATGCGGGTCTGCTCGATGTAGCGCAGCTTGGCGGTCGGCAGGGCCACCGTGGTGGCGGTGTGCGTCTCGCCAGTCTGGCTTTCGACCGCGTTGACAGCCGACCAGATGTCCCGGCTGATCTGGTCCGGCGTCTTGCTGGCCCAGGTCGTGGACGAGCTGGTGCCGTCGGCGGCGACGTTGGCGGTCGGGACGTTGGCGTCGTTGACGAAGCCGGTCCAGCCCTTCTCCGAGGCCGAAGTCCCAGGCGCGCGGCCGGTCATCGCGACCGAGCGCTTGAAGAATTGCGCAGCCTTGCGGGCGGCGGCGGCCTTGTCGGCCGACAGGGAGCGGCCGAGTTTGGCGGCGCGCTGCAGTTCCTGCGTCGACCACTCGTAGCCGATGCCGGCCAGGTGGTAGCCGCGGCTGTTCTGGTTCATCAGCGTCGAGGCGTAGGGCATATCGAAGCCCTTGCCGCTCAGGAACTCGGCCTTGCCGACCTCGTCCATGCTGTAGAACACGGTACCGACGTCCCACATGTCCCCGGCTGTGTTGACGGGGATAAGACCCGTCAGATCGGCGTTGGGATAGCGACGCATGTAGACCTGGGTCTCGATGCGGAACAGCTGCGGCGTCAGGAAGGCGCGGCCGACCTGGGCGTCAACGAAGAACTCCGAGGCCTTGTCGCCGAACGTGGCGGCGATGGCCGCGTCATAGGCGGCCCAGCGTTGGAAGGCGAGCTCACGCTGGCTATCGCTGGCGGCCAGGAACGACGCGGCGTCGGTGAACAGGCCACCGGTCGCGTCAGCGAAGTTGATGATCATGTTCGAGGTTCCTTAGCGCTTGGCGACGCGGGCAAGGCCCGTCGCCGCGAGGGTGTCGTCGAAGACCCAGCCGGTGGCGGCGATGTGGGTCGCATCCGCAGCGGTGGCGCCGATGCCGTCGGCCGCGCCTGCGTTCTTGCCGACAGTGACCGAGGCGCCGTCGGTGACAGCACCGCCGGCCGTGACCCAGATGACGCCGCCGGTCATGATCGCGACGTTGTCATATTGCTGGTAGCGGTCGGCGGTCTGGCCCGGCAGCAGGGCGCCGGTTTCGTCGGCGATGGCGAAGCCCAGGAAGGTCGCGGCGGTGCCCACCGTGGCGGTGCAGCCGTGATCGCCAGAGCCGCGATAAACCGGCGCGCCGAACGGGATGCCGCCGGCGTCTTCGCAGGTCCGCGAGATGCGGTTGCTGGTCTCGCCGTTGGCCACCATGCCGGGGTAGGCCGCGGTCATGGTGCTGGTATAGGTGTCCTGAAGAACAGCCATGTTCGGTCTCCCTTAGTTCAGGCTGGCGAGGCGCGCGGCGTCGCGGATCGAGGCGGCATTGACGCCGCCCGTGGAGCGGCTGTCGGCGATGGCCGATCGCAGCGGGTCGGGGGTCTTCACGTCGGCCGTTTTCAGGTCGAAGGCGGCGTCGACATAGGCGTCGGACTTGTCCTTGGCCGCGTCGCCCAGGACGGCGCGCTTTATGTCCAGGTTCGACTTACCGGCGGTGTCCAGCGTCGGGACCAGGGCCTTGGCCTTGGACACGACGGCGGCGCGGTCGGCCACCAGGGCGTCGAGGGCAGCGGTGTCGAGCACCTTGGTCTTCAGGTCGGCGATCTCGGCGTCCTTGGTCGCCAGTTCGGCGTCCTTGGCGGCCAGATCGGCGGTGTGCTTGGCCTGGGCGTCCGTCAGAGCCTTGCTGGCGGTGTCCAGCAGGCCCTTCAGCTTGTTGACGGCGGCTTCACCGGCGTCCGTGGTTTCGACCGGGAGGCCGTCCACGATGATGGTCTTGAGCGCCATGTGGCGGTCTCCATGGTTGGGGGGCGTGGAACGATCCGCGAGCGAGGAGCCCCAGGCCCCGTCGAGGTTGGCGTCGCCGATGCGGGTGTTTCCCGCCCGGGGATTGTTGTCGGGGAGGTAGGCCACGTGGTTGAACCGCAGCTGGCCGGCCTGCTTGAACTGGTAGGGGGTGCCGTCGGCAGCGGTGCCGACCGCGGGGACCACGTCGACCGTGTAGCCGGCCGACAGGCTGCGGGCGCCGTCGGTGATCTCCTTGACCGAGGCCGCGTCCATGATGGCCATGGGCGCCACGACGTGCTCGCCATCGCGGCGGATGACGCCGCCGACCTGACCCTTGGCGAGGTCACGCCAGTTGTCGGCCGTGACCGGGTCGCGCGGGTGGCCGCGAGTGACGGGGCGTCCGGCGAGCGACAGCAGGCTCGCGGAGTCGAACACGACGTCCGGGTCACGGTAGACGCCGAACACCTTCTTGGCGTCGTCACCGGTCAGGCCCAGCTCGGAGCCAAGATACTGCTGGACGTTGCCGGCCCGCGACACCTTGGCGTCCCCGATCAGGTAACCATCACGCGTGAGGGATAGACCCGACGCATCAAGCGTCAGGGTGTCGGTGATCATCATGAAGGGGGTCTCCTGACCGATCAGGCCTGGGGAGGCGTTTCCGGGTCTTCCACCGGCTCCGGCGGATCCTCGGCGACAAGTCCAGCCGGCTCTTGCTCGCTCAGCTTGCCGTGCTCCTCGATCGCCGTTTCCAGGCCAGGCAAGGAGCCGTCTTCGGTGAAGGTGTTGACCAGGGCGTCCGACAAGGCGTTCACCGGCAGCAGTGGGCCGCCCTTGGCGCCGGCCAGGGCGCGGGCGCCGTCGGCCTTCGCCTTGAAAACCTCCGCCTTCTCCTTGTCGGTGCTCTGCCAGAGTGGGGCGAACTCCCAATAGACCTCGCCAGGCCGCGACCCGAGCGCCGACGGGATCAAGACGTTGTCCAGCCGCTCAAGCTTAGGGCGAAGGTCGATCTCTTGGTCGCCGGCGAGGCGGTCGTAGTAGTTGCGGGTGTCGCTCTCGCCCGTGCTGTTCATTCCGGCGGGGGATTGGCTCAGAAACCGGGTCGCGGGGATATCGTCGGACGCGGCGGCGATCTGGAGATAGAGCTGCAGGATCTCGGGCAGCTGGGCGAAGCCGATCTGCTTCTGGATATAGTCTTCCTCAGCATCCATGAGGATGCCGTTGGCGATCGACTTGGCCTGCTGGGACAGACTGACCCGCTCAATGACCTTCTGGCGATAGGACTCGTCGCCCACGTTCCGCATGAAGTCGGGGATCTTGTAGACGTCTACCTTGGCTTCATGGAGCAGTTGCGCAATGGCGCTCTGAGCGATGCCGGCGTTCTCCACGGCCTCGCTGACGGCCATCAGCACCGAGTCGCCCCAGCCGTTCTGAAATGCAGCATCCGGCACGTCAGCGCCGATGAAACGGATCACTCGCGACGGGTGGATGCGCAACTGGCCGGCGCTCGCCGACGACATGGTGTAGTACAGCGGCTCGCCCCAGCCCTCCGAGCCGGGGTCACGGTCGATTTCGCCGGGGTTGATCTCGTAGCGGCTGGCGACGTGAAGATAGGACAGGCCACTCTTGGCGATGCGCGACGAGTCGATCGGCTTGGATGGATCGTCACCGTTGATCCCGATGATCATGGCCGAGCCACCGAAAAGGCGGGCCAGGGTCATAGCCTTGGCCAGCTTGGGCCACACCTGCAGGCGGGCCTCCTCAGCTTCCAACGGCTCGATCTTGGTCTTGCCGGCCTTCCAGTTGCGCCCTTCGCGGGTCATGTCGAAGGCTGGAATCTTCACCAGCTTGCGGGCGATCCAGTCGCCTCGGTAGGCGGCCAGCGCCTGCTCGCGGTCCATCTCGCGAACAATCCAGCGGGTAGCGGTCGCCTTGTCCTTGCGGGTGCCGAGCGCCGAGACAAGGTTCACGAGGCGGTCAGAGAACCGCATCAGACGTTGGCCAAGCTGTAGTTCGAGCCGGTCAGCATCAGCTCGGTCAGGGCCCAGACCAGCGCGTCGGCGCGGTCAGGAGAGCCCTCGCCGACAAATCCGGCCTGGGTGAAGTTGCACATCTGGTCCTCCAGATCTGGAAGCTGGCCGACGTGCGAGACGAGGCCTTGTTCGTAGAGGGCGGACACCGGCTCGGCCCGAACGACCTTGCCGCGGCTGGCCTTCACGTCGTGGTAGGCGACCCTGCGATCCGCCGTCTGGACAACGAAGCGGACCATGTCGCCGCCGAAGTTGCTCTCGCCGACGACGCGGTCAGCCTTGAACTCGTGATAGGCCGCCGTCGCCATGCGGCCCCATCCATCAGGGGAAAGCTGGCATGTGCGGTCGGCGAGCACATAGGCCCGGCCATCGACGCCCTTGCCCGCGACTACGATCCCGATGTCATCGCCTGCGTCGTCGCCCTTGGTGCCGGACGGGTCGACCGCCACAACGACGCGCTGCAGGTGCGGGAACTGGTCAGCGTTGATCCTGGTGCTGTCAATGCCAGGAATGACCCGGCCGTCGGCAGCAGTACGATCCTCCAGCGTCCACAAGGCGCCGGCGACCTCGCTCGCCCATTCACCCTTCTCGAACCGCAGGCGCTTGGCCTCGGACATGTTCGACAGGATGTCGAAGTACTTGGCAGGCAGGTTGGCCGAGTTGTCCGCCGGGTTGAGCTTCATCTCGGCGTAATCAGACGGATCGGCCAGCTTCTCCTTGGTGCCCGGCTTCAGGCCGGCGCGGAAAAGCTCATAGCTCCAATGCAGCTTCGAAGGCGGGTTGCAGTCGAAGTAGGCCTTGAGCGGCAGGTGCGTCCGGCCTGTGGCCGCGGCGATCGCCGGGTCGAGCGGGACATTCTGCGCAAGGCGCGACATCGCCGTCTCGACCGACGACCAGGGGATCTGACTGCTCTCGTTGAAATAGAGGGTCGCGTACTCCTGACCCAGGACCTTCTCGACCCGGGCCTTGTCGTCCAGACCGCCGAGAACGATCTCGCTCCCGTTCGGCAGGAAGGCGATCAGCTCGACCTCACTCTTGTCGACGACCAGCTTTGGAAAGCAGGTCGCCAGCACCTTGGGCAGCGTGTCGTTCCAGATAGACGCCTTGGCGTGGTTGAACCGGTACCGCCACACCGCGTGCCGACTGCCCGGCGCGTTCAAGCCGCGCTGGACGATGGCCCGCATGAGCAGGAAGGTCTTCCCGGACCGTGACCCGCCCCGGAGCATGATGTTCGAGGCAGGCGAGCCGAGCAGCCGATTGGCCTCGACCTGCTTCGGCGTCAGGCTGAACGCCATGGCTAGAGGTTGGCGTCGTCCGGGGCGACGGTGAGCGTGACGCCGGCGCTGACCTCCGACTTCTCAGCCAGGCCCAGGTCGCGGGCGATGATGTTCGGATTCAACAGGCCAGCCGAGGCGCCTTCGAACTTCTGGGTCCGGATCACGTCGTCGATACGCGTGGTGACCTCGGAAAAACCTTCTCGCTCACGGTATTCGATGAACGTGTCGCGGCTGATGTCCAGGAACAGGCAGAGGCCCGCGACGGTCATGGCCCGCATCTTCGGCAGGCTCTTGATCGACACCTTCCCCTGGTATGCGAAGGCCTGCGCTTCCTTCAGCGGGTTGGCTTCCACCCATTCGAAGTACTCGATCGCAGCAGCCCAAAGGGCGTCAGGGTCGGCGAAGATGGGGCGGCGGCCGTGGGAGCTACGCGCTTTCCAGAATTGATTGCCGGCGGGAGCGGCCATGGTGGGGCCCTCCTTGGGGCTTTGAGGCCAGGGGCCTCGTCTTCATCCGATCCACGCCAACCTTTGCCGCAGCGCCGAATATGGGTGGATCGAGTGGAGGAGGTTGGCGGTCAGGCCAGGAAGGCGGCGCCGAACAGCGCGCCAGCGATGAAGGCGATCATGAGCCAGGGGCCCATGTGTAGCAGCCTGTCGAACCACGTCGGCTCGGGAATGACCGGCAAGCCGCGCGGTGGCGGGGGCGGAGGCGGCGGGGCCGGCTTGATGATCGGATAGGTCATGTCTACCAGCCCCGAACAGCGCGGCGGGCGGCCCGATACATCAGGACCAGGGCAACGATGATGGCGGTGACGCCACCAGTGATGAAGTCCAGGGCGAGGCCAGATGCGAACATGGTCGGCCTCCTGTAGGTTTCGCGCCGAGGAATTCCAGTGTGGAGCTCGCTCGAGGCTGGCTGGTGCCATTGGATTCTGCCCCCACGCCCATAGGCGTGACGAATATCGTCATGATCCTTTTGACGAATTTGCAACCAGTGCGTCACCCTATGGCGCAGCTAAACTTGACTCGGGGGTGAGCCTTGGCTGAGCCAGCGCGCAGCAAGATCGACTGGATCGCCACGGGCGGTCTCGCAATCACACTCATCGGCGCAATAATCGCGTTTGCCCGTTGGACAGCAGCGCTGGAAAACAAGGTTGATCGCCTGGAAGATTCCGTCGTGACGGTCTCGAAGCAGGTGGAGCAGGCCAAAGCCAATACAAAGGATGAAATCTGCCGAGACCTGACCAGAGAGATCGCTCAAGCCTACAACAATGGCTATCCGGGCAGCGTGGCGGAGCCGCTAGAAAAGCTACTTGAGCGATACAGGTGCGTCGCACCAATCCCACGGCCGAACACCTAGTGTCTCCATCTCGCGTGACACGCGATCGCAGGGAGAGCCGGCACGAAAAAGCCCCGGCCGATGGGTCGGGGCTGCTGGCGCAACTGCGCTGTTTGAACTTTCGGAAGAAAAGTGCGCGTGTTCGGCGCAGCTGTCAACGGCCGGGCGGTGCCCCCTCGCCTCCCCTGTTCTGGGTTTCGGCGCCTTGAACTCGTGTCCGGGGACATGAGATTTGGCGCCCATGTTCTCCCAGCTTCAGCAACAGGTCCGACGGTGGGCGCCGCTTGTCGGTGCGGCCTTGGCGACCCTGTTCGCCCTGGCCGTTGAAGCAGACGCGGCCCGGCACGAGTTTCGGGATTCAGGGCCGGCAAAGTACGGCCCCTCCGGCACGGGCTACGTGCTCTAAGCGCGCGGAATCGTCCCCTCCCCGTTCTGCGCTTTCCAGTAGTTGCGCCGCCGATCTACGCCCCGCTATGGTGGAGCTTGTCGCCCGGCAGACGGCGCGAAAGCTAAATGAGGATTGCGTCGATGGCCGTCGTGACAACTGGCAGCGCCTACTACATCGACTTCAGCCAGCTCGATCTAACGACGCTGCTTCAGGGCACAGTGACGACCCAGAACTCAACGACCTTAGTCGTCGACTACGGAGGCGGAGACCGGGACGAGTTCTATGGCGTGGGCTTCACTTTCAACGCGTTTGGCGAACCCACCGGTGGCACGATCACCGGGTACCGGAGCTATATTGCTGGGGGGCTGGCCGCGACCATAGAAGGTGTCTCGGCCTCCGCCGCGGAGTTCATGTCGTACGTTAAGAACGCCGACTCGGTCGGCGCCATCTTCTCGTGGCTCTCCGGCGATGATCAAATCTCGGGTGGGGCATTCGCCGACTTCATGGCCGGCGGCGCTGGCAACGATATTATACTCGGATTTGGCGGCGACGATAAGTTGATCGGCAACGCCGGGCAGGACGTGCTGAACGGCGGCGGTGGCACCGATACGGCCATTTACGGCGCGGCTGTAGGCAGCTTTGTGATCACCAAGTCGTCGACCGGTTGGACCGTGACCGACAAAAATGGCGGCTATGGCTCCGACAGCCTGATTGATGTCGAACGGATCGAATTCACCGACAAAACAGTCAATCTCCAACTGACCAGCGCGACCGCCAGCACTTACGCGAGCAACATCCTTCGTGCGGCAGGGTCCGCCGAGCTATCTGTGCTGGTTGCAAACGGACTGAAAACCAACGCCGAAGCCCTCAGCCAAACTATCAAGGATGCCGGCGCCACGACCTCCGTCGCCATCCTCGCCTACCAGTTCTTCACCGGCAAAATTCCTGGCCAGGCCGGCATCGACTACCTGGTCTCTCCGACAGGGCCGAACGCCAACAATCTCAACAGCGCCTACTATCAGAGCTTCAACCTGGAAAACCGCTACATCAACTTCGCGGTCAACCTGGGCAAGGTCGGCGAAGGCAAGGAGACCTTTGCAACAAAGTACGGGTCGCTCAGCCTCTTCGACGCCACGCGCGAGGCCTACAAGACCATCTTCGGGGTGACACCGACGGACGCAAAGATCCACGCTTTGATCGATACTCGCGCTGACTACTTCGCGAGCTATGGCGGTGATGGCGTGAATGGCCAAGGCACGAAGGCAGCGATGGTCGGCTGGCTGCTGGCCGAGGCCGTCAAAGCCGACGTGGGAATGTATGCGAAGGCGAATGACGCCTTCCTGACTGACTTGGCAGATGGCGCGACATTCGCAGTCGACCTTGTTGGCGTGTACGGCAAGCCGGAATACGCCAACTTCTGAACTCCCCGGAACCTTCACCGCTGGAATGCGGTACGGGCATCCTCGTTCGATTTCTCCTCCCCATTTTGCGCCACCCGCTAGTTGCGCCGAGAACTCACAGCGCTCTATGGTGGTGCTTCGCCATCGGGGGATGGCATAGGGGAGGATACCATGAACAAGACCATCACCGGTGCGGTGCTCGTCGCCGTTTGCGCGCTCTCGGCCTGCGCGACCAAGCGCTATCCGATCGCCACGCAAATGGGTGCCGCCGAGCGAGCGGCCATGAGCTGTCGAGAGCTGGACCTCGAACTTATCCGCGCTGAAGAGGTTCGGAAGCAGATCTCCAGCACCGCCAAGATGGACTGGCGATCGGTAGCCGGGTTCCTGGGCGATTACGGCATCGGCAATGCCATGGCCAAGAACGACGCTGAAAAGGCGATCAACGCTCGCGTTACGGCCATCAACGACGCAAAGGCCGAAAAGAAGTGCGGAACTCAGCAAACGAGCTGGATCGGTGAAGCCCGTCAGTGGTTCGGCGAAATCTTCCTCGGTGAGTAGGACCACCAGGGGCGGCTCGATAGCCGCCCTTATCCTTCCTGGAGGGTGAACAGACAGCGTTCGCGCGGTTCCCCAACGATTTCAGCGGCGGATTATAGGTTCTGTATATTTTCGATTGAATTTGCAGATTTTCAGCTGCACGATGCTATCGTCGCTGGGAGCTGATTCATGACCGAGTTCACCAAGGCAGCAGTCCAGAAGGCGCTGACCCCATACCATTCTCTAATCCGGCGCATTGTGGATGAAGCCTGGGCCGAGTATCGGCAGATTGTAGCCATGCGCAGCGGCGCCACGATGGCCCCACTGCTCTATTCACGCACCGCTGCGAACTACGTTTTCGACGCCATTGCCAGGCGAGCGATCCCCGCGTTCGGCGACGAGGCTGGAGCCCGGCTCAAGATCGAAGCCCAGACGTTCAAGGTACTACTGGGCGGCGTCGTTCTTCGCTTCAAGAAAGGTGGCGAAGACAAGCTTGGCAGCAACATCCCCACGTTTGCCGCGCTTGCGTTCACCGATCCGGATAAGGGGCTGCCTGGCTTCTCGGAACATTGCCCCAAGGTGGAGGTGATCTGGCGCCCGAACGACATCGACACTGCCTTGGACGCGGTGTTGATCGTTGCGCGCGATGGCGACCGGCTGCTCTGGGAATATGAAATCCACGCGCCGCCCTCGACAGAGATCCTGCCGATGCCTATGACCCCGCGCGACCCGAGCGACGAGAGCGCGGCCGATCTGGTCAAGCCGAAACGCAACCCTGCCGCCGCCAATGAAAAACAGTAAGTGTCATGGCAACTACAGGGGACATGCTCCGGCTGGCCCGGCAGCGAAAAGGATTCACGCAGAAGGCTGCAGCTGAACGCTTGGGCGTCGTGCAGCCGGTGCTTTCTCGGCTAGAGAACGGACTTTCCGATGCCGATGAGACGACGCTGGAGCGGGCCGCTCGAGCGTACGATGTGCCGCGAGCGTTCTTCGATATTCGTGACCCCGTCTATGGACCGCCGGTAAGTGTCCACCCGATGGCGCGGGCCAAGGCGGACGTAAGCGCGCGCGATCTCGACATGGTCACCGCCGAGCTAAACATTCGCGCAATGCACCTGCGGCGCTTCCTGGATGCTGTCGATTTCGAGCCGAGCGCTTCGATCCCGAGCCTGGATGTCGAGCACTATGGGTCTGCGGCGCAGATTGCCTCCCTTGTGCGATCGCATTGGGGCCTGGTGCGCGGGCCGGTAAAGAATCTGACGAGCCTGGTCGAGCGAGCGGGCGTAGTGATTGGTCTTTCCGATTTTGGCGGCGCTTCCATCAGCGGCATGACGTTCCGCATCCCTGGCCAGCCGCCGCTTGTGCTTCTGAACCAGTCGCACCCGGCCGACCGTTTGCGTTTTACCCTGGCACATGAGCTGGGCCATCTTGTTATGCACCGCTATCCCACCCCAGACATGGAGGCCGAGGCGGATCAGTTCGCGTCCGCGCTACTCATGCCAGAAGGCGAGATGCGCGAAGCTTTCCAAGGCCGGAAGATCACGTTGCAGTTGCTCGCGGCGATGAAGCCGGAGTGGAAAGTTTCGATCCAATCGCTCCTGATGTGCGCAAAGTCGCTGGGCCTGGTCGACGCTAATCAGAACCGATACCTGTGGCAGCAGATCAGCAGCCGCGGCTGGCGCCTGCGCGAACCGCCAGAGCTTGATTTCCCGCATGAACAACCGACCGTGCTGCCATCAATGATCCGCAGCCATATCCGGCATCTGGGGTACACGCTCGCCGACCTGGCGCGCCTCGTGCCACTCCACGAACACGACTTCACCAAGCTCTATGGACCTCTTGAAGGCGAGGCTCCGCAGCGACCTCGGCTCCGCCTGGTGACGTAAGCTCCAGCCCCACCCTAACAGGTGGGGCTTTTCATTTGGGCTTGGCCCGCCTCCCCGCTCGGCACAACAAGGCACCCTGCCAATTGCTGGATTGCATGGTGGGCGCCGGCGCGACTGCATTGATCAGTCGGGACGATAAAAGCCGGTGCGTATCAATGCCGCTCTACTTTTCGACGTCCAAGATGGCGCAGTCCACGATTATGCCCACCCGTTTCCGACATTGTTCGCGCCCGCGTTTGACAGTCATCCGATCAGCCAAGGCGTTGAAGGGCATTCTCCAAGAAGGTCTTCGCATCGGCCGACGAGAGGCGAATGTCGGGCTTCTCCCGGTTGATGGTTCCCTTCAGTTCGCTCGGCGTTCGCGCCTGCAGTTCGCTGCGCAGGAATTCGCGGAGATCATCTTTGTGACCCTGCCTGACAAATTCGACGCAATCAGCCGCAAGACGTTCCACGCTTCCCTGAGCAAGGTAGAGAGCGTCCTGGTGGAGACCTGAGCAGAGTTCACGGAAGCCGAGGGGTATTTTCATCGCTCCAGCTTGGCGGAGGGACGGTCGCTTTTCCACCCTTAGCGGAAGTTTCGACGGCGCGAGGCCTCGAAACACCCAGAGCAGATCATGGTCACCCGCGCGTTCGCCTCAGAGCGATCGTTCCAGCCGCCCTCTGCTGCCCGAACCTCTTCACACGCCTCACACCAGGCGGTCTGTTCGTCGCTGTCGGCGCCATCGTTGGGCGTGATGAACCCAATCCCCACGCCATGAACCAGGTGATGGCAGACGAACGTTGGCCTCTGTTCGCCATGTGTGATGCAAGAGACAACTCTGTCGGTCATGTTCACAATTTAGGCCGTCGTCTCGGGAGCGCTCAATCCGAACTTCCGCCATCCACCCATGGCGGACGTTCGCGTAGTGCCTTGCGCGGTGCTCGCAACGGCTCGATTGTCGGGATGCTCAACCCTTTCCTGCGGAGCGTTGCATTGCCGCCCGGCCGATCGCTTCTTTTTGCTAGCGCAATGTTCGCAACTGCTTGCACACCGGCAGCTCAACAGCCGATGTCGGACGCCGACGTGATATACAGGTTCAACACGCACCGCGAAGAGTTCGTTCGGCTTGCGAATATCGTAACGGAAACACCACAAGTCACCTCAGTAGATATTGAAAAGGACGGCAGTTACCGCGTTTCACCTGGCGGCTTGGCATCTCATAGGATTGATAAAGTCGTCGCAGCCAGCCGCACCCTCGGGGTGCTGCACATCGGAGTCCCGCCGATTTCAGGCGGCGACAGATATGTTGGTTTCATTTTGTCGGCCAGCGGTCTTTCAGTTGGCGGCACCGCTAAATCCCTCGTGTTTTCAGAACTGGAAATGGACGGTGAGGCTGTCACTGATACGGACGCCAGCAAGACGGTCCCCGGACTAGCAATAAGGCACCGGCGGATCGCTGAGCACTGGTACATCGAGAAGGTCAGCAATTGATCTTGAGCGCCAGATCGACGCTGCAATGACCGCTTTCCACCCTGCCCAGCCGCCAGGATCGTCCGCTATGCGGCACCCAATAGCTCCCTGGCCGATCGCCTGCTAGCCTGAGCGTGGTGGCCGATCGCGTCCAGCCCATCGATCAGAAGCCGCTGACGTCGCCGGGCCGCCCCCGGCACAACCTCTCCCCTCGCCTGCCAGATCACCCATTGCGGCCACTGCCCCAGGATGGCGACCGAGAACAGCTCCCTCGCCTGCTCCGGCTT